CTATCTAGATGATGGAGAACCTAAAGATATTGAAGAAGCTTCTAAAGCAATTGCGCATTTTGCAGAAGCCATTCAAAAAGGTAATATGGCAGCTAGATTAGCTGGGCCAGCAGGTGATCAAGCAGAAGCTGGAGCAGCAGTTCAAGGAGCGTCTCAAGGAATTCAAATTATGAATATGCAAGGAAACTTTACTCTTGAAGATGCATCCATTGTTAAAATTGTACAAGGTATGGCTTCAGCAGTTCCAGGTGGTGGTAGTACTACTGTTAATAATCAAACAGTACAATCAAGTGGATCTATGCAAATTAGAGCTGGAAACGCATCTACTCTTGCTAAAAAGAGTTATTTGAATAGGCGAGGTTTCTAACAAAAAAATAGGCGACCCGTAGATCGCCTATTTTCCAACCCGAGCTCACGGGTTCTCCTTTCGGTATATACTAGTCGTAATTGACTAAGCAGAATTCGCGAGTTTCTGGAAATAATCCAAATCGTCGTCCTGATTCTCCACCGGTTTTTCTACCACCGGAGCTTCTTTTTCCGATGGAGCTGAGAAATTTGGAGTAAAAGGAGCAACATCCTCAATTTCATCTGCTTGGGTAGTATCTACGCCTTCACCCAAAACTCGATATAGTTTTGTCTTAAGTTCAGCGTAGGATTTGAAGTTCTTGAGATCCAGAAACTCTGCTAGAGAATGTTCTGACTTCCACAAGGCCTCCAACTTATCATCGTCATCCATGATAGCCGTAGGAGCATCAAACTCCGACTTATCATAGTTGCGATAACCTTCCACATTTCGAATCTTCAGTTTAAGATTGGCACCTTCCCATAGATCAAATGGGTTTACAGGATCCTCATCTTCAAACTCCGGGTTCATCATATCATTAAGCTTATCAAAGATCTTCTTGCCATATTTGTACAAGTAGACTTGACCTTCTTTTTCAGGATGAGCCGGATCCTTAACAATAAGGATATTCGAAACATAATTTAATCGCCGTTTCTGTTTCCGGGCCTGATCTTTACCGGCATCATCTCCACGATTCCAAAGACTGGAATTGTATTCAGAAACCGGGTCATCTTTACCGAGAGTCGTAAGAGAATTCTCGATATACCAGCCTCCTGGTCCTTGAAAACCATGAGAGAACATTCGTACCCAAGGAAGATCTTCTCCTTGAGGTGCAGGAAGGAACCGGATAACAGCATAGCCATTGCCAGCCTTATCAACTTCGGGCTTCCAAAACCGATCGTCGTCTGATCGACCACCAGTGTTTTGAAGCTTATTGGTTTCTTCTAGGATTTTCTCGTAAGTTGATTTACGAGCGCGCTTGAGTTCAGCAAAAGATGTCGTCATATCTGTATATCTCCTTTGTATGCGATGTATGTTTGCTTGTCCACATAATTCATAATATAATAGTATTATAATCTATTTATACCGAAATGTAAATAAAAAATGTGAGTTCTTATTAAAGGATTATTCTTTCCAATTTACTAAATAATCCTTAGGCGAATAATTGTGTTTATTATCTTCTGTAATAATATCTCCTTCAGAAGTAATTGCAATAGCTCTTGGTTTATATGATGAATCTGTTCTTGTAAGTCTTTGGGCTCTATCTAAACTTACATATTTCTGATGACCAAATGCATATTCAGCATCTTTAGTAAAATTATAGATCATGTTTCTCATGTCTTTTTTACAAGTCAAATAGAAATCTTCATCATCATGAGCATTTTCATTTTCCCATGGAGCTGTTGCAGTTAAATCATTCCAAGCCCAGAATGGCCAAAGGGTTCCATCTTTTCTTTTATGATGTTCCCTAATCATCCACTTTTCTATCCATGGGTCTGTATAGAATGGTAAACAATTAGACATATCTATCTTATCTCCAGGAAAGTCAGATATAAATCTAAACATTCTAAGAGCAAATCTAGATTCTCTTTGAATTTCTAAACGTTCAAAAAGCCATTCAGTATCTAATAATTTATCATGATCAGTAATATATAATGCGCCACCAGTATACTGATCTATTTCTCCACACCAACTCCAAATATGTTTATCAGCTTTAGCCATAGAATATAACGACATATCGTTATCTATTTCATAATCTATATTTCCTTTGATTACTTTATTAAAATAGTCTTCATATTCAGTGCCACCACCAATTAATATTCTTAATTGTTTTGGACATACTTCTACTAAAGCACATAATGCTGCAGTGCTATCAATTCCACCTGACCAGAAGAAATCAATAGTTTTTCCATGAGAGGCTAATGATTCTGCGGCTTTAATGAATATTTCATCTGTCGTTAGATTTTGAACTTCCGGCCATTGTTTATATTCAATCCATGGCATATGCTCAGTGGATGTCCTATAAGTATATTGTTTATCATGGCTCCTATGAGCCAATAAGCCAGCCCCTTGACCTGGAGCAGGCCAACCGGACCAACGTGATCCAGATGTTTTGAAGAATTCTTTTTCTTCTTCATTACCCTTTTTGAAGATCTTAATAATATCTTGAGCACCATACTTTTTAAGTTGTTTAGTTTCAAACATATCTCGAATTTGATCATCATCATATCCAAAATACTTAAAAGTTTCGTGTCTTATATGATTAGTCCACCATGGGGTTCTATGTACAATAGACTTTACCAATACTTATCACTTTCTACAGTTAATTCCTCATAAGAGGTATATGTTGGAACCTGTTTAAATACAGGATCTTCATCACATCGTTGTTTTCTAAGCTGATCAAGTCTATGTTCCATCCAATGAATGGATGTATGAATATGACCAGTATCATGTGGCTGTAATTGGCTTTTTGCGTATTCTATTTCGGATAAAAGTACATCTATTCTATCATTAATTGTTATCATCAAATTCTTCTCGCATGATCCTAGCATATTTGCGCTTATCAATATTGAGAAATGGTGTATAATTCTTAATTAACGCAATAGTATCATTCCATAAAATATCATCTAAGTTCCAATTCATTGGAGCAATACTATTAAATATGCACATTGTTTCTAGTAAAATCCTATTACCAAGATATTCTTTTAGAATAATAGGATGGCTGCTATTCCCGCTATACACACTAGGAAAAGACCCCAGCCCAGCAATATGCTTAACGTCTTCTCGAAAGCGGTAGCTAATTGAATCGATTTTCTTCGTCCATTCTTTATAGACTTCATTTGCGTTATCTCCAGTAAGTGAACCTGACCACGATCCTGAATCTTTAACAAAATTTGCAACAAAGAAATTTACAAGTTCGTCCTTGTATTTTCTTTCTATTTTAGCAAAGAAAAATCTATCCTTTCTTTTAAGAAAGGAGGTTTCGTTAACTTTCATCTTACCGTTATATTTAATATAATCGTAAGACCCAGTAAAATGAGCGCGTAAAGCTACATAAACTTTATACGCTTTATATCCTTCGTAATCATTCATACGCCTGGTAGCGAACAGATCTTTTCCTTCAATAGATTAAGATCGCTTGCCTCTAATTCTATTGATTGACGAATTTTATTCTTTTTAGATGAGAGTAATTTTGCTGCAGATTCAATTTCTAAATTATTTTCCTCGCAATATAATACCACGGCATCCATATACGAACATTTTTTTTCTTTGACAAATTGCTCTATAACTTGAGCAAATGACGCTTGACTTAACACGTTTATTTCCTTCATGCCAGACCACCAACAGTCTGACGAATAATATCGTCTGAAAGTGGCTCTGGATAATATAATTCAAAAGCTAAAGTATCATCTTCAGCTTCAAAAGAATGGTACTCACCGGGTTTAACGGTAGTCCATTCTCCATGACCAAGAATAGTTTCATCAATAAGATCATAATCATTCTTATGAACTTTGATTTTTAACTTTCCTGATGTTACGTAAAATAAATTCCATTTGAAATCATGTTTATGAGTAGAGCAATATCCACCAGCACCAACAAAAATCCTATGAAATTCAATAAAAGGGTTCTTGAAAATTAATTCAGTTTGACCCCATACTTTTCCTGCTTTCATTTAAATCTCCCAATAGATCATCAAACATTTCAAAGGTTAACATATTAGGACCGTCTGATGGAGCATTATCCGGATCATTATGAACTTCAGCAAACAAAGCATTAATTCCTACGGCCATTGCAGCTCTTGCTAAAACAGGAGCGAACTCACGATTTCCACTGGAGCTGTCACCACTGCCACCAGGACGTTGGACACTATGAGTACAGTCGAAACAAATAGGGACGTCATAATCTTTCATCACTTCCAAGCCAGTCATATCTACTACTAAATTATTATAACCAAATGATGTACCACGTTCAGTTAACATGATATTAGCATCTGGATTAATTAATTTAGCTTTGTCTACAATATGTCTGGCATCATAAGGAGACAAGAATTGACCCTTTTTAATATTCACGGGACAATTAGTTAAAATACAAGTTTGGATTAAATCAGTTTGTCTACAAAGAAAGGCTGGGATCTGGAGGACGTCGACGAGGTCTCCAAGTACTTCTGCTTGCCATCCTTCGTGTATGTCGGTAAGGATTTCGATATCATACTTTGACTTAAGGTCCGCGAATGCGTATGTTGCTGCGTCGAATCCTTGTCCGCGGAAGCCTTTGCCGCTGGTTCGATTCGCCTTATCGAAAGAGGTCTTATAGATGAAATTCGCATCATACTTCTCGCATATATTTCCAAGTTCTAAGACCATATCTTCGGCATGATTAAATCCCTCAAATACACATGGTCCTGCTATAATATTTAATTTACTCTCCGGAAGAGCTTGCCACCATTTCGAGCGGGTCATCATGTATAAGTTCCTTACTCACCTTGTCACGTTTGCGACCTTCTTCATCATAATAGAAATCTTCTTCAAAATTAGTTTCTTGAAGAAAATTACGATCAGCATTTCTAACTTTATTTCCTTTAGAAATTCTTCCCATTAATATTTCCACGTATAAAAGATGTGGTCCTCTATTTTTGCAACACGGGTTTTAGTTCTAGCCCATGCAGGTTTAACATAATATGCATGATAGAAAACAGCGCCAGATGTAAAGTCAAATGTTTCTTTTTCATAAACATGCAATGCTATTTTTAATGCAATTTGATACGCGGTTTCATCTCGTATCTTATCGGATTTTCCATCGCAATACCAACTAAATTGACAGCGATGTTTGACTGGATAGAAAATATTCTTATCTTTCCAGCTTGGTCTAACAGGACCCTGATAAACTACTTGGCAATATGAGCCTGGAAACCTTTTATCAACAACCCTATTACGAGTCACCAATGCTACAGCTAATTGACCAGCTAAACTTTGACTTCTAGCTTCATGGTATATATTCACTGCTAAACATTGAACTTCTCTTTCTTTACTCAGCTCTGTAACATCAGCTGATTCATCAGCTACAGAAACGCTTTGAGTCATAAGAAAAAAGGCAGCAACGCCCATAACAATATTTTTCATCATATTAACATTATATATCAATTTAGAGCTTAAGTAAACAGTTAATTCATATTCTTATTAAACGAATTAACAAATAAACCCCATTGTTTGTTTATCGATATACATTATCAGATAGCTGTATGTTAGATAATTCCATGCACCCACTATTGTTTCAATCATTATCCACCACCTTGTAGTTTTGATAAAGGATTCTTTAACGCTTTATTTATCTTGTCGTTTGTATCCTTTTCAAGAGTCTTCATCTTATTAGACAACGTATCATCTAGATTATCCATCCGTGTTTGAATACGTTCTCTAATCTTATCATTACGATCATTCTCTTTGTCAATCATCTTACGTGTATCATCTTGAATAGCTTTAACACGTCTATCAATTGACTCAACTATTTTTTCTGTGCGTACAATTTCAGCTTTCAGATCGTGTTTGATCTCTCTAGCTTCATCTCTTGTCGCAGTTGCAGAATCTTCGATTACCTTCTCAATCTTCTGTAACGCATCCATATCTGTGCGTAATATTGATAACCTCTTATCAAATTTTGATAAGTCTGGTGCTACATATTTTTCTATCTTCTCACGCATATCCATGTAGTCTTTATAAAATTCGAATCCTGCATAAAGACCGCCGCCGAGTGTCGACAATGCTGTAATAATTACGAATATTTTTCCACCTCGAAATTTAACACCGGCAAACTCAACTTCCGTTTTGCCGTCGCTAGACATTTTAAGAACTCCTTATCTATACTGCAAATCCACCAACGAATTATGACCTATATTAGAGTCATTGAATAGAAAACCGCCAAGAACATTATCTTGAATGACTCCACCTGGAATAGTCGTTGGTTTATAAAATTGAGCAGCATCTTTTAATACTATTCCTTGATTGAAAAAAGTTTTGGTATCTCCAAGAACTTGCATTACAACTAAAGTTTTTGCTTGGTTGACATTTGAGTATTTACCCTTGTCACCCATCTTCTTTAAAATCTTTTTAGCCGCCTTTTCCTGTTGTTTCTTCTTTGCAACTTTCTTTTGTTTCGGAGTTTGCTTTTTAACAACTTTCTTTGGTTTAACTGTAGCCTTCACCTTTGCTTTAGGTTTGGCTGCAACAGGTTTTGGTTCTGTCTTTTCTTCAGTTTTAGGTTTAGCTTCAGCTACTTTAGCTTCTTCCGGTTCTGATGAATCTTCACTAGCATTTTCTGCGCTAGGTTGCTCTCCGCTTCCTGCTTCAGTCTCTGAAACTGGGCCTTCCTGAGAGCTTGATCCACCAGCCGTTTCTTGTGATTCCGGAGCAGGCGTTTCCATATCCACCGATTCGGATCCTGCATTTGAGATCTCCGTTTCTATCTCTACCTCAACAGTAGCTTCTGCAGAAGCCACTTCAGGAGTCGGTGTTGGTGTCTGAACCTCAATAGTAGGAGGTGCAATTTCAGCAGTTGGTATTTCTAAATTCATTTCTGCCTCGACTGACTCAAAACTAACTTGAGCTGTTGGAGGCTCTTGTACATGTGGTGTTATTTCAATTTCTCCCGTTGGGCCAGGTCCAACATCATTGTTTTCGAAAATGTCGTTAACGACGTCTATTGTTTCTTGGTCTGTAATTCCTAATGCTACAAATTGTTCTACCGTAGTTATAGTCTCAGTTACGATAGTATTCACAACATTATATAATACATTAATAGTAACATCATCGAATAAAGGTCCAATGGCTAAGTTTATATCTCTACCACCAACTTCAACTACTAAAGTTGTTAGGCCACCGGCAAAATCAAATCCACCAGAATGAGTTGTAAGTCCAGCTCCTATAGCTCCAGTTTCTGATAATACATCTGTTCCAGAAAATTTGACTGTAGTACCGTCCGTACCTTTCATATGCATATAAATTCTGTCTTGAGCATCTTGTTTGTCTACTTTAATTGTATATGTAGCCCTGCCACCTCTAGAGCCAACTCCCAGATCTGATATATCAATTGTTTGTATAAACGTAGTGCCCATGCCCGGAACACCAGATGCACTAGTATTATTTCCTGATCCAGTTATCATAGCACATTTATCTACCCCTAGACCTTTACAATTACTTCCCGTTGGCAATGAAGCTGGTCCTTGACCACCCCAGTCAGATGACATGTCTCCACCAAACCTTTGATTCCTACCCATGGCTTTAACCTTATCATCGGTCAATAGATCACCAGTATCTTCATTGGTTACTGTTGTTGTAGTCGTAGTTGTTGTAGTGGTAGTTGTGGTGGTTGTACCAGTTCCATCAGTCTCTGTAGTTTCAACTATTGATTCATCAGTCTCTACAGTGACACCTGGCTGACATAATCCAGAAACAGTTGATGGGCAGGGTGGCGATTGAGGTGGAGATTCAGCTCTAGAAGAATAAGGGAACACCAAAGAAAGCGCCAGCAATACCAACAAGAATCCCAACGCCATTGATCCAACCGAAGCTAGATGGCGGGCTTTCTGTATCTTCTTCTGCGTAATCGTCTTCGATATCATCATAACTTAATCCGTCTGATCCGGATCCGTTATCGATGTCTCGCTCTCCTCCTCCATCGAGTTCGAATTCGTCAACTTTTTTTTTAGAGTTTTTTGCCCAGAAGGAGCATCATTGAGATTATCTTCCCAAGCTTCTAGAGCATCTTTTCCGATTTTACCTTTGTATGGACAAGGTGTTCCTGCCATAACCATGGCATCAAATACTCTAGGATCTTGGCATAGAGTACTAACAGCTGCAACCTTCATTCCCATACCATATAGGGAACGGGCAAGCTTAATTCTTTCACAGTTTTCATCTGTGATAGTAATGCCTGAGGCAAAACCTAAAATTTGTGTTTGAATAGCCGCACTTGCTGCTGATTTACATACGTCCGAATTGTTTATAACCACTCCAGGTGCACTAGCTGTCGGCGGGGCTTTATCCGTCACGACAGTAGAAGAAACCGTATTTGTGTCAGCTGCAAATATCTTAGTAGGACTTAGAAGTACGGCCATCGCCAATAACGCAATGACTATCCTCATATGTGCATTCTCCATTGAGAGAGCTTCTAAATCATAATATTGTCTTCTCTTATATCACTCTTAACTATTTATAAGAGTCAAAGGCCTTGATTGCAATTATTTATAAAGAAAAGGGCCGCCGAAGCGACCCTTTCCAATCTACTGAAACTTCCTGCCGGGGGCTTTAGGCAGCTTCAGCAAATTCTACTGCAGTTTCAAGAGCTTTAATCTTGTTCTTGCGGTTAGCACCGAACCAAGCCGAAGTCATCCGTGTATCAGCCGAACGACCCATAACGTGGTCAGTCATGTATGTAACCGTATTAAAAGCCTGCCAGAATGTTCCCTTAGCAAACTCACTACCAGGCTGCTCTTCAATAACCTCTAGGGCAGTCTGGTGGTTCCGAGAGAACAGATCTTCCGGAGCTTCTACATCTTCGATCGTCTTCTTTGTGGAGGACGGGAAGATCGTACCGAAGTACCCATCGAGGGAATCCTTAGTGAACCGCTTGGAACCCAAGAATTCAGCAACCTCTTTGTAGGTATCCAGCTTCTCTTTCGAAACACCCAACATCTCTTTAACATGATCACCATCGAACTCTTGACGGTGATTAACCCGAACTGCACCAGTAGCCGTAGAGGTATGCAGCGCATAAGAGAGAGTGTTATTGCATACAACTCGGATTGGAGTTGATTGAACACCGATCGACTTACCGAATTTGTGAGGATTGGTGAAGAGCAGATACTCGTCGACTTCATCGCCACCGAAGAGATCGAAACCGTTCTTGGTCTTGGCTAACGCCCAAACCATACGACCGTTTTCAAGAGATCCAGCAGTGTGCATCTCCATATCACCGGCAGTGATAAAATCATTGAAGAAAGCGAAAGCTTCAGAGTTCTGAAGAGGATTCCATTCTGAGGAAACCATATCCAGGAAGGAACCGTCGCTCGTACGAACGAGTGCCTTTTTATTAGAAGCGCGTTTCCGCTCTCCATTGTTACCCTCGTAGGTAACATCCCGCTTCTCAACGTTCCAGTCGAGTTCAGCAGCTTCGAGCATTTGCTCCGGTGTTAGATCAGGAATGACCTTTTTACCGAGACCGTGCCAGGGAACTTCCCCTGCGTATGCCATTGTTTCTACTTGATGTGCCATGATGTTGCTCCTTTTCAAAATTTCATCATATATACATTCTACCATACTTTTGATAAAATGTAAAGGATTAATTTCACTTTATGTGAAATTATTTTCGCTCCCTGCAGATGACGTTAACATCTGCATCGATCGCATCTAAGAGATTGGGATAAAGATCTTCGATCTTTTCTAGTACCGCAGTCCGCTCTTCAGCAGTCATACGAGCAAAGCGCTCGGCGGTGTCGGCTATAAGCCAAGATTGTTCCATTTGCAGCTCCGTTATCATCATTATATATCTATTCTACCATATATCTATATATTTGTAAACGTTTTTTTGCACTAAAATATCCAATGATTTCAATGGCTTGTGATTTTTTTTATAAGCCATTGATTTCATTAATCTTTTTAAGTGAATTTTTTTTCACTCGGAGTGAAATTAATCGTTTACATTTTAGGAGATATATGGTAGAATAGATATACGATGAACAAAAGGAACATCAAAATGGCCTACCAATTTACCCTCTACCCCAACCCAGAGTTCAACTTCAACCTACTCCCTCAGTTCTCTTCGGAGCACGGGGTTTCATATCATATCAACAAGGGTAATACTATAACCTTCTCTTCTAACAATCTTGACACCCTCGACGAGGTTTCAGACCAACTCTCATTCCTCACTCAAACTCCCATCTCATAATTAATTTCAAAAAAAGTGAAATTAATCGTTTACATTTGCTTGTTTTTATGGTAGAATGTATATATGATGAACAAAAGGAAAATCGAAATGAGTGGTTCTTTTAAGCCAGCGACACACGTTCTGTATCGGACAGACTTCGCAGATGAGCGTTTCTGGAATTATATTCTAGAGGCTCACGGTATTGAGACGTCAGAGGAAGACGGAATTCAGTACGATGAGCTCACTATCCGGGCTAAAGTGGAGACCGTAGAATGAAGGTCTACGTAGACATGGATGGAGTGATCGCAGACTTCTTTACGGAGCTCGCTGATCACTACGGAGTTACCCATTGGAAGAATCTCCCTGATAAAGATGCCTCTGTCAAGGCTCTAAAAGGGACTGACTTCTTTGGAAGACTCCCTAAGTTTGATACGTCAGATGAACTGATTGATTATGTCGATCATCTGACTGCTGGAGATTGGTCCATTCTTTCTAGTCCTCTCAGAGATGACCACGATAACAGTGGCTTCTGGAAGAGGCATTGGTTAGAAAAGAACGACTATCATCCTCAAGAAGCCATCTTTGCTGGATACAAGGCAAAGTATGCTGTCAACAAGGATGGAAGTCCAAACATTCTGATCGATGACAGACCCAAGAACATTGATGCTTGGGTTGCTAAGGGTGGAATTGGAATTCGCTATCAGGCTCTAGAGTCTTCCCTTGATGATCTCAAGGATGCTCTTTCTGAAGCGTATCTTGGAATTAACACAACTGACTTGGAGGTCGTTATATGAGTGCACGTAAACATAGTCCAGAGCAAATCGCTGCTTGGGCCAAGGATTGGGGTATCCCAGGATATGACCATCTTGATCCAGTAAAGCGAGAAGCCCATCGCCAAGAGGCGATTAAGCGAGCCAATAATCCAAATTATCGGCCGCCTAGGTCTAAATTCCGAAAGCAAAATCGCCGGAGGAATAAATAGATTGTTACGTTGAAGAGGAGCGAACGCTAAACAGGACTCGGGGGCAGTACCCGACGCCTCCACCACAAGCAGATCAGTAAATATCTGGGCGTGAGTTAGATGCGGGGAAGTTAGCTACGGACCCAACACTTCTAACCTCGAAGAAATACAGTTGACTTTTGGTGTGCACACCGCGGTCTGGAACTGGTCTGTTTTTGATGGGGGCGATATAGGATCGACTGGTAGTCAATAGCGAATTAGAGTAACACGGTTGACCGCGTAATAGGTCAAACACTACAAATGCAAACGATAACTTTGCACATGATGATTTCGCCCTCGCGGCTTAATTAATCGGGGTCCGGAGGTACCTGGCAACAGAAACCTCCAACTTTTTTTTGAGGAGCTGGAAATGTATCGAGTCAAAGTCTTCTTGGAAGAGGACTATCATGATTGGGTATGGTTGGTTGACCCATTAACCGGTAGAGTAGAAGAGTATAAAGACAAAAAAGACGCCGATAAGGCGTCTAAAATGTTTCGTTCTGCTGTACCTGTTAGTGCTACTACGGACCTGCAACCCACAGTATAAATGCTACACATAGTGCTAGGAAAACGAGTGAGGCTATAAGTTTAGCCCATTCACTAGCTGGCGGCACTATAGTATCTCCTTGTTGATAAATTGGCTGTAGTCAACACTATCAGTACTCCTAATAATATCCCCATCACTACAAATAGCAATCACTGTACTTTCTTGAGTAGGATTAACTACGTTTCCTTCAACAGTTACATCCGTTCCAGGACGAATAGTAAATGTATTGTCTGAAGCATAATTATCACACCATGTATTTGCAGAAGTCTGATGAGTCGTATTTGACTCTCCGTAGTGGACGCATTTTTTCATACCACCTCGAACATCGTTATCTGGCATATCTGCTCCAGATGAACTAAGTCCAATAATTCTTTTTTCTACTTCACTTCCATAAAAATCATACCAACGACTGTTGACAATATCTCCAGTAGCTATTTTGCTAGTCATGCAGAATTGCGTATAATTTTGACCAAAACGGATCTTCCTATAATAGGTATTCCAAGGTGATTGATCTGAATTATGGTATCCATGACCAAACACAACTACATCATCTGTAGATATATTATCAGAGCTAGCTCCATTATCATTTAATTTTGTATAAGAAGCAGCTCCACTTCTGCGTTTCGAAGGAGCACCATAATGCATTGGTACAATCTTAACATTAAACTTCTTTGAAGCTTTTAGTATACTTGAGATTGTACCTTCATCTCCAGTAGCATTATTATTTGCTAATCGACCATGAGTCCAGACTGTAAGATTTGAAAGCGAGTTATTAGAAGCTGGATGATTCATCGCATATTTAATAGCTCCAAGAGCAGCCATTTGAGGAAGATTCGGTCTTGATAGAAGGAAATGAACCTTTCTACCTTGATTAACTACTTCATATGCACGACTCAACATTGTATTAGCAAAAGGAATTGACCTATTAGCATATGTAGTTTCGGCTTCACGATCAGCGACTAGTAATTGGTTTGGTGTAGTATGTACTATATTATTTGCGGTATGCAATCTGTCAATAGCACAAGTGATATTATATGTATTTGCAATTGCGTCATGTTCAGCCAACTTGGTATTAAACGAAGCCAATTGACTATCAGTCAAAACTGAACTAGCTGCCTCAGCCACTTTAGTCATAAAAGCTGGTGTGTAGAAAACGACTGAATTAGTTGCCATGGTGATCTCCTTCGTACTATCTATTTATAACAAAATCAACGAAGGGAGTCCACGATTTTAAGTACTGATCGTTGATATTTTGTTGTGTCTCTAAATAACCCATATTAACTAAAGGTCTCCAATTGCCTCTTGAATTAATAACCGACATATGCCCGGCATTTACTCGAGTAGGCCTCGATAGACTAGCAGTTTTAACTTTGTTATCTCTATAATCTTCATCTCCAGCCATATTATAAATGTAATCCTTAGCTGGCTGTTTATAGGTTAACCAATTACCACCTTCTCTTACTTTCTTATTATGGTGACTGATTGACCACTGATGCAGTTCCGGAGCATTATAGAATGGATACCATTTATCTATAGGAAATGGGTTAGCAACATTAGCTTTAGCTATAGCCCTATAAACACAAAGATTCCATTTCAAACTATAATTTAACCACCAATATAAATCAAATATTGTTTTAACTTCAAAAGGACAATATTCAATTTGTTCTTCTAAATAGCTAATGAATACTTTCTTAATTCTAGATCCTGGATTTTGAAATATTAAATTCCTATGTGGACCCATTATACTATGAACTGCTGACTTCGGATTAGCAATTAATTCATCCCAAGACATAACATCTTTATATGACTTAACCATTGACTCTGGATCGTTTGCTAAAACCATAGAACCAAATATTTGATCTCCACATTCTCCAGATGTTACCAATGAATCTTCAAGAGATTGTGGTATCTGTTCAGCAAATAATTCTTGTTCAGTAACCTGCCTATTATCTTCAATATGCTTAACAAACTTTTCATAGAACTCTGGATATTCTAAAACACTTGTATCTGTATAGATAACTCGTATTCTCTTTTTCCAATCGTCACATACAGATATTAAAGCAGCTAAAGCACATGTAGAATCAATTCCCCCTGACCAAAGAACTGTTATAATATCATTTTCTTTTAATAAGCGATCCGCAATAATTTCGACTACATCATCATATTCAGGAGTATTATCTTTATATTCCGGAACTGGAAGAAAGTCAAATCCAAAATTTTTGAATTGATTATCTCGTACTCTATTAACTGGATTTAAACATACGATAAATGCACCAATGCAAAGTTGAGCTAAGAAAATATCAAGCTCATCTTCTTCACAATGATATAACATATTATCTGTGGTAGTCATATGCTTCATTGAATAGAATTGAATATCTCTATCCATCACCATCCCAACATAAGTCTGGTTTCTTCCGGAACCATGTCCATAGTAAAAGGGGGATCAAAAGTAGTTACTATTTGTACACTATGGACATTTTCTACATACCCTGCATGTCTTATATTATATACAATCTCATCTGCAAAAGGACAAAACGCGCTAGTCAATGTGTGAGTAATAGTAACCTCTTGTTCTCTTGCATTGATAGTAATATCATAGATTAAACCAAGATCGTATAGACTTGCAGAAGGTATCTCTGGGTCATATACATTCTTTAGATTTTCTATAATTAATTGCTTATCAATCAGATCTTCCATCACCACTCCAATTCAGTCTCCATACAATCATTCCACGTATTAAGGAATTTATAAAGAGCACCTACAGAAGCTATTTCAGCAATTTGATAATCTGTAAAATATTCTCTCATATCAGCCATAGTCTTATAACCTTTTATAAAATCAACAGCCGCATTATATCCTTCACTAGAACAAGCAAGATTCTTACCTTCTAATTCATCCCACATCTTTTTGGTATGGGCAGAACAATATGGAGAATAAATTGATACTTCTTGAGCTAATTTATATTTAAGAGCTCTTGTTATAGAGTCTTTAGTTTCAGCCATAACGGCAGCCATAAGAGATTTATATGCATCAAGAAGTTCTGGTTTTATATTAAGAGTTTTATGAGAGTTCGGAACAAATCCAAGGATTTCAGATTTCTCTAAGAAAGCTTTTTGCTTATCTCTATTTTTATTATCTTGATCACGCCAATTTCTTGTATCTGAATTTAGGTCATCTTCGAATCTATACATATAACCATTAGGCGGATTAACTAGGATTTCCCAGTAGTTCGAGTCCTGATCTACAATATAGATGAAGTAGGTACCATGCCCATGCGTTGGTTGCGTGATTTTTCTGATGCCATAATTTTCCGTAAGTGGTCGTATGGAGTCATACGCATTCATTACGTCCTCTTCATTCAGAACATCTATTCCAAAATGATGATGGCACTTATCTGCAATGATAGAACTCGGCGGTTCGTCATATACTTCTATCGCGCTAAAGCAAAAGTTACCACCCATTTTAAAAGATGCAGAATTATGAGACGTTTGAACATGCTCAAATCCAAACAATTCAGTAAGAAATCGAATCGTATACTGTAAATCAGAACATGGAATAGTTCCATGAGATAAAAATTGTAACCCGTTAATTTTAGACTCCAACTTGCATATCTCCATTTTCATCACGGTAAATATATCGGTTTTGATATACGCCATATCTAATTTCTGGCTGTGGTAATTGCATAGATGCATATTTATTTAGAGTATACACATCTTTGTTTCCGCTATAATCGTATATATAGTCTTTGAATGGTAACTTATAGTTAGCCCACTTATAATCTGGACACTTAACTTCTGCAGTATTATTCATAGACCAAGCTTCAAATATATCACAAAGAAAGAAATGTTCTATGGTTGGTTGAATTCTACCAGAAAACATTTCCATTCTATATTGAATGGTTTGCCACTTAAATACAAATGTGATCCACCACATGGCATCATAATTAGATTTGAATGGAGGCCCAGGCCAATAATCTAATGCGTGATATACTGGTTTCTTAAATTTATCTGGCCACATATAAAGTGGTTCAGGATTTTTCATAAAGCTTTCGAAATCTTCAGTAACTCCACCTCCAATATCATGATCATCCGTATTCATTTCAACTAAGATCTTACGGAAAGAAATAGTACCACACATTTGAGCACCACATTCTCCAGTAACTACTAGATAATCCGGCCCATCAAAATGCAACCACCTCAATGGATGATCTACTTTAATTCCGTCATCATGATTCAAACACTCATTATAAAAGTTTGGATTTTCCATGATAGAAGAATCAGCATACACAAACTTAAATGGTATATTATGTTTTAAAAAGGAACTGGCGATTGAAGTCGAATCCCAACCGCCAGACCATAGAAGAGCTATAGGTTTATCATATTGAGTTGACAGCTTACCAATCTCAATAGCTCTTTGTTTCATACAATATGCATAATCACCAGGATCATTTGGCATCGATGTTGGCAAAGGTCGTAATACCTCAGCTTCGAAGCCATGATCTAATCTTTCAGTTCTATCAATAAATCTACCGGTAAAATAATCAGTTAGCGGACGAACTGATTCTAAGTACCATAGGGCGCTTGGAATTATGTATTTCATAACCTTTTATAGCTGTTTTCTCACCCAAAGCTTTAATTTCCATATGACCAGTACTCGTCAAACAGGCCATGCCATTCTTGAATGCTTCTATAAGTGTGTATGATTTAGTATCGCGATTCCAAAGTAGAAATACCATAATTTGCTCATTACCCTGTGTTTCGACCATGCCTTGACCTAATAGGTTTTCCCCATGTGTTGAGCTAATCCCACCAAGAAGTTCAGTTACGTTTGAACATAGAACTGGCTTAGCAGTCATAACACTATTACCTTCTGGGAAAGGTTTGTTTAGATCTAATTTTGGCTGTTCAACTACAGGACCTTCAATCATTTCTATCTTTGACTCTGAGTCTTGTGTAGTCTTTAATTTCTGTGCTGTTACAGTATTACAAGCTGTCAGTAGTAACACCATAGCAGCGGCTACGGTGTATTTTGGCATCTATCTATCCTTATTTTCTCCGTGATACAATGCAATGGTAGACTCTAATCTACGTATATATTTATCTCTTTCGGAAATAAAAATCTGTGGATCTTCACCATCTACAGCAATTAATATTACAATTTGTTTTATTGGTACTCCATATCTTTCTTCAAACATAAGAGAGTAGCCAGTTGTCTGCAGATAATATCCTAAGACCCACTCTTCTTTCTTTGGTTTTCTAGATGTTTTAAAATCTATAATAGCCGGAATACCATTCCATTTAGCTACAAGATCAACCCGGCCGGCTACTCCAAGAGAATCAGAATATAAAGAAGCTTCTTGAGTATAGATATCGGATATATTATCTTCCATAATTGGCTTAATGGAATTAAACATAGCAAGTGCGTCTGGCATTGCACCATTAATACGTTCATTTGCTATAAATTTTTCGCATAGGGAATGAACATTAGTACCACGATTAGCTGCTTGCCGAGAAATTTTATTAGCAGCCTTTTCACCTACACGTTTTTTCCATTGTTCTATTCCATCACGTGATAATACAGATAGAACTGACGTCATAGATGGATAATGATTACCTTCTGGAGTTACATAAACTCTAGGAGATCCTTCTATAACTTCTAAATTAAAACCATCATATCCTTGTTGCCATAAGAACATCATTCAAGTACTCCACTATATTTCTTTCCATACTCTAAAATAAACTGTTTCTTTACAAACTTCTGAAGTGGCCTGTGTCGTACTTTACAACTAGTTGGGAAATACAACATGGCCATTGGTTCGTCCTTTTTGAAATGATAGGTCGCATCTCTCTTATCAAAAAATGTAAGTACATTTAATCCAAGTCCCCTTGTGTTGGAATG